CTACCGCCGAGGAGGCGTTCGTTGCGGTGAGATTCGTGCATGAAGTCGTGATCGTGGTCATGGAAACCCTGGGCATGTTCCTCATCGCAGCTGGGTTGGGTTGTCTCGCGTCGTGGTGGTTCGGCGCGGCCGGGCTGTTCACCGTGAGCGGTTTGTGCCTGTTGGGTTTCGCCACGCTCATTGCGCTGCGGCAGAAAGCGATGTCGACGTCCCCGGAAAATAACGACGGGCGGCGATTGACGTGAGCCTCCTCTTCCGAACCGCTAACATCCAGGGCCCCTATTGGGGGGAGTTTCCCGGCGCGACAGCGGCGGACATCATCCCCCATCGAATGGGCATGCAACTCGCCCCCGGACACATGATCAACGCGGACAGCGCGCTGCGGCACTCCGCGGTCTGGGCCTGTTTGCGCCTGCGCGCCGGCCTGATTTCCACGTTCCCGGTGGACGTGTACCGCAAAGGCCAGCTCGGTCTCGCGGACCTCCAGGTGGCCAAACCGCCCATGTTTCTGCAACCCGGCGGTACGAACGGCTGCGACTTCATGGAATTCATGTGGTCCACCCAGTACGACCTGGATCGGGCGGGCAACACGGTCGGAATCATCCACGAACGCAACGGCTACGGTCTGCCCGCGGTGATCGAGTTGGTTCCGCTGGCGTGGGTGTCGGTGAACATCAAAAACAATGTCCTCACCGACTATTACATCCAGGGCAGAAAATACACGCCGGACAAAATCTGGCACGAAAAGCAATACACCGTCGCCGGCTTCCACATGGGCCTGTCCCCGATCATGTACGCCGCCTGGTGCATCGGCGAATACCTGTCCATTCAGGACTTCGCAATCAGCTGGTTCACTAACGGCGGTATCCCGCGAAGTCACCTGCAAAACCAGGTCCAGAACACCATCTCCGATGCCCAAGCCGCCACGATCAAAGCGCGGCTCAAGGAAAGCGTGCACACCGGCGACGCTTTGGTCACCGGTAAGGACTGGACCTACTCGATGATCACCGCCGAGCAAACCGGCATGGAATGGATTGAAGCTCGGCGCCTGAACCCGACTGACATTGCCCGATTCTTTGACTGCCCGTCCGACCTGATCGACGCGGCCGTGTCCGGGCAGTCCGTGACCTACGCCAACGTCGCGCAGCGCAATTTGCAGTTCCTCACGATGCAACTGGGGCCGGCGGTGATGCGCCGGGAGAACTCCCTGAACAAGTGGTTGCCGGAACGGCAGTTCTGCAAGCTCAACACGAAATCGTTGCTGCGGATGGACCCGCTCGCGCAGGCCCAGGTCATCAACTACCAGATCAACTCCCGGGTCCTCGCCCCATCCGAGGCCCGGCTGATCGACGACAAGCCGCCGCTGACGGATGCGCAGATCGCCGAGTTCGAGCGGTTCTGGCCCCCTCGCCAGGCCCCTGTCCAGGGATCAGGCGTGATTCCCAATCCACAAAAAGCAATGCCGGCGAAAAACGGACCGGACCACACCGACGGGCAAGAGCCCTCGTAATTCGGACCCCCGCTGATAAGTCCCCGTGGGGCGACCCATGTCAAAAAACAAGGAGAAATGAGATATGAGTATCTCTCGTGGTGCTCGTCCGCAGGGCGGCATTGTTTCCCCCGCGATGGCGCGGGCCGCTGCTGTCGCTGCGGAAATCACCCGGACCCAGGCGAATGCCGGCGTTCCGGGCCCCTTTACTCGGGCGCCCAAGAAAGACGACGACTCGCTGTTCGGCAAGAACAAGGGCACCATGGACGATGACGACGACGCCGACGACAAGCCCACCAAGAAAGCGCTCGACGGCGAGCAGGTCGAGTTGGGCGCTGCGGGTTCCGCCGGTCCCGATGGCGGCGATTTCAAGTCGATGCCGGGTTCGTTGGCCGACGCGTTTGACGACAACGCCGACAAGGGCGACACGCCCGCGAATAACAGCACGGGCGCACCGAAGACCCCTTCCGGGTTCTGATACCGCCTCTGCCCGTTCTTAATCTGGCCTAGGAGCCCGAATGGTCGACATGAAAGAAATGCGCATGAAAGCGGCGCGGGCCCGGCAGGAATCCGTGGACGACACCTCCCCCGAGGGAATTCGCCGGGCCCGCGCCGCTGCACCGCTGGACGTCGGAACGAATCGTTCCCTGAGCTTTCCTGCGGTGCTGCGAGCGAGCGTGGAGCAACGTGCCGGTGCCAATCCGGAGGATCCACCGTGGATTCATTTGTCGGGTGTCGCGAGCGTCACCGAGACCCCCTATGAAATGTATGACATGTTCGGTCCTTATACGGAAACGGTCGCCGCTTCCGCATTCGAGAACTCGCTGTCCCGGAAACCCGACGTTGCATTCCTCGTGAATCACACCGGGTTGACGATGGCCCGCACCACGAAAGGCACTTTGATCCTGTCCTCGGGAATGCAGGGATTGCAAACCGAGGCGTGGTTGAACCCGATGCGCGCCGATGTTGGTGATCTGGTGATCGCCATCAACGACGGCTGTATCGACCAGATGAGTTTCGCCGCGGTGATGGAAGAGGGCCAGTGGAACGAGGATTACACCGAGTTCCGAATGACCCAACTAAACCTCAATTGCGGGGACGTGAGCGCCGTCAATTACGGCGCCAATCCAAGCACCACGATCGCCGCGAGGGCGCAAGGTTTCCTCAACGAAATCGACCGGTTGCCTTCGGGCGCGGCGATGGCTGCTCTGCGGCATCTGGAGCTGCGCTTCGGCCGGCAATCCGACACCAGCACCGGAATTGAGAAGCCGACCGGCCGGTCCATCAGTTTGGTGCGCAGCGCGCTGCTCGTCGATGACGACGACGACTAAACCGGAAATCACGGGGGGCACGCGCCGTGGGCGCAATAGCGGTCCATCACACCAGCACCACTGACCCGCATCTGAACGACTCGAAGAAATCCACATCCTCCGCCGGCCTCGGCGGTCATAAAGAATACGAAAGGAAGGCCGCCGTGCCCAGTACCACGATCGAGGAGCTGGAGGCCGGGACGCAGTTCGACCTGGAGGCAGCGAAACGGCGTCGGGCGAAGGCCAAATTGGAGATCCAGTCCATCTTGGACAAGGCCCTCCAGGAAGGCCGCGCCGCCCTCAACGTCGACGAGGACACCCGGGTTTCCGAGCTGCTCACCGAACGCAACGCCGCTGGCGCGGACGTTGACACCATCACCACCCGGATGGAAAACATCCTCAAAATCAAGGCTGAGGAAGCCGACACCGCGAAGCGGATGCAGGCCACCGAGCCGACCGGCGCGCCGAGGCCGAAATACGACGCTGTTGCGCGCGTGGGTCGCGAGGAACGGACCTACAACCCGGAAAGCGACCGCAAGGGCGCGCGCTTTATGCGGGACGTGATCAACCAGTACGTGTTCAACGATCACACCGCGAATGAGCGTCTTACCCGGCACATGCGGGAAGAGGAAGTTGAGCGCAGCCAATACCTGACTCGCGCGGTCGGTACTGGTGGTTTTGCGGGACTGGTCGTCCCGCAATACTTGACCGATATGTACGCGCCCGCGGTGGCCGCTCTGCGCCCATTCGCGGACATTTGCAACCACCACGATTTGCCTCAGCAGGGTATGACGGTCAACATTTCCCGCATTACCACGCCGACCGGCGTGGCGTTGCAGGCGTCGGAAAACTCCGCTGTCCAGGAAACCAACATCGACGACACGTTGCTGACTGAGAACATTCAGACGGCAGCTGGTCAGCAAACCATTAGCCGGCAGGCGTCCGAGCGTGGCAACGGGATCGAAGAGGTCATTATGGATGACCTTTTCCGCCGCTACGCGTCCACCTTGGATTCCACCCTGATTAACCAGGCGACTACCGGTTTGTCCGCGGTTGCGACGTCGGTTACTTACGACGACGCGAGCCCTTCCGGGGTGGAGGCGTGGCCGAAGATCCTGGCCGGTGCCGCGAACACCGAGGCCGCTTTGCTGGGTTTCGCGCAGCCGGATGTTGTGCTGATGCACAGCCGGCGTTGGTACTGGCTCCAGAGCCAGATGTCATCGCAGTGGCCGCTGTTCGGTCAGCCGAACATCGCGAACAACGCTGGTGGCGAGAACTACGCCAGCACCTATGGCCGCGGCGCCCGCGGTATTTTGCCGAACGGTATGGCAGCGGTTGTTGACAATAA